AGTTAGTTGTCAAAAAAATCCAGGACAACAATGGGCAACTACAGATGTTAGACCGAGAGGAAAGGATTCACCACTTTCTGAAGATTCTTCTAAGTCAAAGCAGTGGTTAGACAACATTCCAGATGTAAATGATCTTTTTGAACTTAAGTCTTACGAAGAATTAGAAAGAATTATTAATGAGTGGCTTAATGGTGATGATGAATCTTCAAAAGAAACATCACGAGGAGGTAATACTAGTGTAAAGAGTAATACAAATGATGATTCTCCTGATGCTATTAATGGAAAGTATCAGAGTCTCGACGATGCATTTGCTGATTTAGATTCTCTATAATCAACATCTGTTAATAAATCTTAAATAACAAGAATTAAAAACTTTATTTTACCAGCAAAAAGCTGGTATTTTTGTATAAAATCTTGTATAAAATTAAATTAAATATTACTATAACCATATAAGGAGTTTTATATGGCAAAATCCAAGACAAAAGATAATAAAAAACAAAGTGAAGTCAAAGAAGAGCTCAACGACTTTACAGCTGATCTTATCAAATCTCTTAACAAAGAAAGAGGAACACGTGTAGCATACAACCTAAGTACAGATGAATCACCTACACATGTAAAAAGATGGATAAGTACAGGTTCAAAACAATTAGACTATATTATTTCAAACAGACGTGATGGAGGTTTACCTGAAGGTAGAATTGTAGAGATATTTGGTCCTCCATCTATTGGTAAGTCACATATTGCAACTCAAATTGCAAAGTCTACACAACAGATGGGAGGTATTGTTGTATATATTGACACAGAGAATGCTACTTCTGTTGAAAATTTAAGACTATTAGGTGTAGATATCACAAAGAGATTTGTATATGTTGACACACATTGTACTGAAGAAGTATTATCTATTGCTGAAAGTACTATTATTAAAGCTAAAGCAATGGATAAAGATGTCCCAGTAACTATTATTTGGGACTCAGTTGCTGCAACCTCACCTAAAGCAGAATTGACAGGCGACTATGATAAAGAAAGTATAGGGCTTCAAGCACGCGCTATTTCTAAAGGTATGAGAAAGATAACTGGAGTAATAGCAAATGAAAAAGTTCTTATGGTCTGTTTAAATCAGATTCGTACAAAGGTAGGTGTTCTATATGGTGATCCTACATGTGTAGACTTAGATACAGAAATAGAAATCGAGTTTGATGAAAACTCTATGTTTAATAAAAACTATTTTAATAAAAATTTTAAATAAAAAGGGAAAAACATGAAAGTTAAAACAACGTTAAGAAATATTGCAAGTCAACTAAACATTGATGACTTTGAAACCCCATGTGAATACGATTTATCAGATCTAGGTATTAAAATTAATACACCAAACGGTTATAAAGACATGACAAATTTTGTTGTTAAGAATGCTGTCGATACACATTATATCTTGCCCTCAGGGCTAAAAACAACATCAGTTCACAAGACACTTGTTAATAATGAATGGATCAAGACAAGAGATAGAAAAGATTCAATCAAGGTTCACCAGCGAATGCAAGTTGTCGACGTTTCTGTCCCTGACGGTGAATGTTATCTTGCAGGTAATGAAGTTAATCACAATACAACTCCGGGTGGTGAAATGCTTGCCTCCCTTGTAAGAGTCTAAAATGCAAATTCATCCCGTGAATTGCGAGAACGCCCTTAGAGCCTATAACACTACAACGTGGCAAGTAATTGCGAGCGTGAATGTTCAAAAAGCTATAGGATTGGGTAATTCGCAGCCAAGTCTCCTGGTGACAGGTTAAAGGTTCAGAGACTAGTATGATTAATCTTTTTATTGAAATTGTGTATGACTTTGCCGTTGCACAATACATAGTATAAAAAGGAGAAAATACCTATGAGCGCGGGACAAAAGTTTAAATGTGAAATATGTGGCAAAGAATTTAAAGCAATAACAAATTCTCATCTAAGGCGTCATGAAACAACAACTGAAGAATATAAAATAAAATATCCTAATGCAATTCTTGGAAACTTTGATAGATTTAACGCTTGGCGTCATTCAAATGAAAATAAAGAGAATTGTCGAAAGATGACAGAAAAAGTATACGCTTCAGAAGAGATCAAGACTAAAAGAAAAAATAGAGTTAAAAAAGCAACCAGTACTAAAGAATATAAAAAAAGACAATCTAGATTAATGACTAAAATTTATAAAAAAAATCCTGAAGAATATGTGAACTCTAGAAAGAGGCAGCCTACAAACTGGATGAAAAAGTCAAATTATGAAAGATGGACTATTCTATTTGGTAAAGAAGTTGCAGATAGAAAAATGGAAAGCTGGATTAAAAAAAATAAGCTTCCAAATAGCTCTAAAGATACTAAGCCTGAAAAGTTGTTTGCTTTAATACTTGACATGAACAATATTGAGTATGAAAAACAAAAACCTGTTAAAAGATATAAGTGCGATTTTTACATCCCAGCATATAATTTAATTGTTGAGATTGATGGTGACTATTGGCATGCTAATCCTAAAAAGTATAAAGCAAATGACATTATTGGTCCGTCAAATAAAACAGCAAAAAAAATATGGGAATATGATAAAACAAAAACACAAGATATTTTGAATGAAGGTTATAGAGTTTTAAGATATTGGTCAAGTGATTTAAAAAATATTTCACATGAAAAGATTTTTGAAGATATAGTCCATACCTCTATGAAAGTAGAGGAGTAATATGATGGCAATACCATTTCATAGTTCTGTTAGATTAAAACTAGGTGCTGGTTCACAAATTCTTAATAAAGATAAAGAGCCAATCGGAATAAACGTTTCAGCAAAGACAATTAAAAACAAAGTTTCTGCTCCTTTTAGAACTTGTAACTTTGAAATACACTTTGGTAAAGGTATTAAAGAGCATGAGCAAATGTTTGATTTATTAAGAAAACATGGACCAGAGGAAATTGATAATTACCATATTGATATCGGAGGTAATGGTGCATGGAAAAATATTACTGTGACAACTCTTGACGAAGGTGAAATTATTGTTGACAAAAAGTTTTATAAAGCAGACTTTAACGATATTATCACACATCCTGAATATGGTCAGTATGTAGATATGCTTCTTGAAAAAGCAATGATTAGAAAAAATTCAACAGAAGATCCAGATATAAATCCAGAAAGTTATGTTGAGATACAAGAAGTTGCAAGACAAGTGATGGACACACATGAAGATGCTTTTGAAATGTTAAAGTAGTATGAGAGAAAAACCTATAATTTATATTGACGGACTAAATGTCTTCATGAGGCATTTTGCTGCTAATCCTTCTAAGTCTTTAAATAATCAGCTTTGTGGTGGAATTATAGGTTTTCTAAGAAATATAGAACACCTTTCTTCCAGGTTTAACCCACAAAAAATTGTTGTTGCCTGGGAGGGAGGAGGCTCTTTAAGGAGACGAAACATTGATCCAAATTATAAAGAAGGCAGAAGACCAGTAAAACTTAATAGAAGTCAATACTTTACAGATATACCAGATACATCTGAAAATAGAAATAATCAATTAAAAATTTTAATTGAAATATTATACGAAACTCCTGTTACACAAGTTTATGTAGATGACTGTGAAGCAGATGATATAATTGCTTATTTTGTAAAGACAAAAAAACAAGATACAAAAAATATAATAGTTACAAGTGATAAAGACTATTATCAATTAATAAATGAAAATACAAAAATTTGGTCACCTAATAAGAAGAAATTAATAGATGAAAAATATATATTAGAAAAATGGGAAGTACCTGCAAATAACTTTTGCTTAGTTAGATGCTTTGCAGGTGATATAAGTGATGGATTAAAAGGTGTTAAAGGAGCAGGGATTAAAACCATGGTCAAACGTTTCCCAGATTTAATCCAGAATCAAGAATCTTCAATTAATGATATAATTAATGAGTCAAATAAAAAAGTTAATTCTGGTTGTAAATTGAAGGTTTATAATAATATAATAAATAATGAAAATCAATTAATAAAAAATTGGAAGTTAATGTATTTAGATTCATCTATGTTAAGTGCAAATCAAATTAAAAAAATAAACTTTCAATTTAATAATAAAGAAAAAAAACTTAACAAAATGAATTTATTAAAAGTTATGAATCGAGAAGGT